TGGGTTTGTCTCTTAAAGGATTACCATTACTTGGATGAGTAAATTTTAAACAGGAAAAGTTCTAAAAGCCAATGAGCGCCTATGTAACGAGCGCTCTTTTTTTGTTTGTGGATGGGCCTACTAAACCATTTAAATCGTGTCGGAGGGCTTTTTACGCGCGTTACGCGCTGCGTTTATGCTTATGACGCCAGCTTTTGGACGTGGGTCAACAAGGTTAAGCTCTTCTTCACTGTGGTATTCGAGGTCGAACTCACGTTTTACATGTCTGATGTAGATTGCGGTGAGCAGGCTATCTTTGGTTAGGAAGTGTCCGTAGGATTTGCGGATCACTTCTTCTACCTTCTCGATTTTCTCACCCCCCATACAGAGATGATTAAACCGGCTGTGTTTTCGCAACATTTCGTCTACTGGACCTGAGTAAACCTTGTCTACTTTCCCAAAACGGATGATTTTCCCTGTGTCTGCGGATACAAGGCAAATCAGCTTGTCTGGTGATAAACGATCTCGCCACGTCACACCTGAACGGAGTGTGTTGAAGTAGGGGGCATCCAATCCGATGATCGGTTTACGAAATGCGAGCAATGGAACGTACCTGATGCAACTGTTTAAATGAAAATTCACACCAGCCTTATCAAGTTTAATTCTGGTTTCGTAGATCGGGCACTTCGCCGCTATACCGCAGATGTCACAAAGCAACTTCTGCTTATTCAGGTTGGAATTTGATTCGATAGTGTAGGAGCCGTCTTCAAGACGACGAACCCAGCGCGTGCGTTTTAGATCCATATGTCATTTTTCTGTGATTGTTAGCCGAGGCAACGATAACCCACCAGGTGCGCCGAAGGTAGTAAATGCCTGTTTTAATTATTCACATATCCACAGGATAGATCCTAATAAAGAGATCCATAGATAGATCCTTGTATAGATCAAATAAGATCCCCGATCGCTGTAAGCCGCGCCACGACTGGTCTGAAGCCATGTTCATGTATGCTACCAGCGGTAATTGATAGTCTGTCAACGGTTCGCCGTATGCTGCCAACTGTTTTTGGTATGCTGCCAGCGGCAAATCAAGTATGCTGTCAGCGGTTGAATGACAAAGGTGTCCACATGTCCACAAAAAATAAAAAAGGTAAAAATAACAAAGAAGTAGAAGATAATCTCGACAACTTTGAAGAAGGTTCCCTTGAATTGTACACAGGGGAACTTGTCCCTAATAGCAACAATACAGTCCAACCAATTGCGTTGATGCGGCTGGGGTTGTTCGTGCCCACGCTCAAGGGGACAAAATACAGCAAGCGTAACAAGCCAAATGAGATCGATGCTTCAAAGGAGCTTGTTCAGCTCGAAGTAGCCCGTTCTGAAGGTTATTCCGATATCAAGATAACCGGTCCTCGTCTCGACATGGATCATGATTTCAAAACGTGGGTGGGCGTTGTGCGTTCGCTGGCAGAATACGGCGAACCTAACGGTCGTGTCGAGTTAAGCATCACGAAATTTGCGAAGTTTTGTGGCTATCCATCGTCACAGATCCGCAAAACACTCCGCGACCGGCTTACAAACAGTCTTTTGAAGATCATGCGTACAACTCTGTCTTTTCAGAGAACGTATGAAGAAAAGAACGTCGACGGCTCTAACAAGATCTCGCTTCTGATGGTGCACCTCATCAATAGCGTGGACTACAACGAGCAGAAAGATACGGTGGTGTTCTATGCAGAACCGAAGCTGGCCGAACTATATCGCTTTGACCATAAAGTTCTTTTGCAGTTAAAGGTTATCAATAAGCTACCACGCAAAGAAACAGCACAGGCTCTGTACACCTTCATCGAAAGTCTTCCAACCAAGCCTGCGCCGGTATCGCTTGCTCGATTACGTGCGCGACTCAATTTGAGTAGCAGGAATGTCAGCTCGCAGAATCAGACTATACGTAACGGCTTAAAAGCTCTCCAAGATTTGGGCTATCTCGAATACAGCGAGATTAAGCGAGGGCGGTCGATCTATATCCAGATTCACAGCCGCAATCCAAAACTCAAAGTCGCACCGCCAAAACCTGAAGACATCGAACCCAAAAAACCAGATGAGAAAGCTGGGGAAATTGATGCCAAACAGAACATTATCAACAAGATAACCGAACTTTCGCAGAATTTGACGCCTGAAAATATCAAGATGATTGAGATCCTTTCCAATAGTCTCAAACTGCTTTGATATGCTGTCAGCGGTGAAATGTATGCTATCAGCGGCTATTTTTCTGAAAAGTATGCTGTGAACGGTTAAAGATATGCTACCAGCGGTATAGTGAGATAAACGTATGCTGTGAGCGGTAAATCATCTATCACCACTCAATGCTCTGGCATACCTCCCCAGTGGTTACTAACCTCGAAGAGTGCATTCCATATAGGTTTGCGCTCACTAACATTCTATTGCCGTTGCGCTGATTGCTTGTAGTGAAAGGCATTTATTGCCTGCTGCTCCCTGATAGAACGTATGCTGTCAGCGGTGTTTTATTGAGGAATTTTTGTTTGGATATGCTATCAGCGGTAATTAATGGTATATGTCAGACCTTCGTATGCTGCCAGCGGTAATTTTGTTCTGGTTATACCCATACCGGTACACATTATTCATGCAATGTCTTAAGTATGCTGTCAGCGGTAAAAAATCGAGTAAAGTATGCTGTGAGCGGTGAGATAAACTCTCGATATGCTATCAGCGGTAATTGATTGTGTATGCTGTCAGCGGTGACGACTATGAAATATGACTGCGGCACGTGCCGCAGTCAGTTTGCATTTAGTGTATTTTCTTTAACAGACCCCAAAGTGTTCCGGCTTTTGTAGTCAGTTTTCCTGTTTCTGGATCGTACATACGCCATTCACGCCGCTGGTGGACGATATACCCATCTTCACGTTCCAGACGCTCAAGAATGCCAGGCTGCTTGAAACCCTTAGCACGCCAGTAGCCGCTTGTTTTCTCGATTTCCAGACCTGCCAGTGTTAATGCCATTATCCAACCTCCTTGCAGTCATCGAAAAGGTAGCTTTGCTGAGAAGCGTGAACGCCATAGAAGCCCTTGTATTTGTTGTATACGAAGTGGTCTTCTCCGACGCCGGTTAATTTGCCATTACGGTTTGTGAGATATGGGGATGACAATACTCGATCGTCACGCACTACATAGAACTGGTCGCCGCTGTCTACGACCATCGCGCCATATGGTGCTTTTATGACGTCGGTAAAAGCGCCATTCTTAATGTCGGCTACAGACATTTCACACTGATAAACAGTGGTGTCGGCCACAACGATCGAAGAAAGGAACAACAGAGCGAATGGGATGGCCTTCATGCTGCCACCTCTTTGATTACATCAAATGCTGAATTAAATACGAGCACGATAGCCAAAGCGTTTATGACTACTTCGTTCACCGGGGAAAAGACTTTACGAATGACACCAGTGAAAATGCAGTCGATGACAAAAGCTATTGACACGATGAGTAACAAGTATTCAATAAAAATCTTCATGATAGGTAGATACTAACTTATATAAATTTTACTGTAAACTCACTCAAAAGTGCTGATGCTTAAAATACGCTCAAGATGTGCGGCATCTTCATCACTGATTTGTTGAGTCTCTTCTACGTACCAACAGTTGCCGTTATGCCAACAAACACCATCATCATCAACCATCACTGAATCAGCGTCATGACCTGTATATTCAACGAGAATGCGCTGGATCAGCGCGTCAGTTTCTTCGTCGTTAAGGCCATCGGCTTTGACCATAAAAAGCGGAAACACGTCATAGACAGTGCTGGTAACGATTCGAACTAAAACTCTCATGTGTTTTTCCTTTTGTGGTTAGTGTTTACTTATTTTGTTAGTTATGAATAGGCGATCAATCTTCTTGTTTAGGGAAAAACTGTTCAATAACTCTGTCAACGGCTGTGTCTATATGGAGTAGATGCCACACAACCATATCTTTGCTTCCCATGCCTTGTGTGAATATCACGTCATACTTACGCCATGCGCAGTGGAACCAATATGCTGAGTCATCAATTGGTAAATCCTCTCCCGCCTCTTTGAAGTATTTCAGCAGCATTGCCTGCTCTGCCGTTGGCGTTGGACCTATTTCCTGAGCGTACATACGGATGAATCGCTGCCAGTCTGTCTCGTCGGGGGTTGGATCTGGTGGGGTCATTTCTGCGATAGCGTTTCGTAGCTGATGCGCCCAATCAGGTTCAGGAAAGCCTTTTGCTACTTCATCATCAATAACATCCAGAGCCACGTTTGCGGCATCGTAGAGTTTCTTAATAGCTGTCATGTTTTCTTATCCTTTTAAACAAATTGTTTTCTTAGTAAGATAATTGCGATAAAAAAGGCGTCCAACTGGACGCCTGAACTTTTTAGGGGAGTTATTTCACTGTAATGAAAGGAGTGTTAGCCCCTTGAGTCATGTACTGCGGTAACTGGCCATTCCATTTATTGATGGCTTCCAGTTCCATAACGTTCGGGTTTTGACGCAGAGCTTCACCGCGCAGACGAATGGCGTCTGCTTCTGCTTGCGCACGAGCACGGATAGCATCAGCTTCACCATTAGCCTGTTCACGTAGCATATTCGCCTCAGCTTTACGTTGTTCAACTTCCTGCTGACGTTGCAGAGTACGCTGGTTAGCCGTTACTTTGGCGTTAATAGATTCAATGACAGTTTTTGGGTAATCAGGCTTTCCAACCCATGACAGGCTCAGTACCTCAATACCAACCGGAGACATCTCTTTCTGAATATCTTTCAGTGCGTTGTCCAGCAATTGTGCCTTACCACCGTCGATAAATGAGTCAGTGGTCATACGGCTGGCCAAACGGTTTAGAGAGTCGGCAATTTTCTGACGCAGATCTGATTCGGTGATATCGTCTACGCCTTTGCGATAGGTCTGGAACACCGTCGTTACCTTGTCACGATTAACCAGATACGCAACGCCAATTTTGTGACCAATAGCAGTACCGTCACTCATCTGGAATGTGAACGGCTCGTCGTAGGTCTTCATTTGTTTGAAGGTCGGGAATACGTAAAGTTCGGTGTTAAGACCTGTCCATTGGCGACCAACGCCAACCACTTCACCAATCCCTTTGTCTTCACCTAATTTGTTTACTTTGATGCCAACGTATCCAGGCTCCACGCGATCGCAGCCAGTAAGACCCATTGTGCAAATAGCCGCCAGAGCAACTGCAAGTAAACCTTTCTTCATTACTTATTTCCCCTTTGCTTTGATTAATGAGTTGATAAACTTACGACCAGCAATAAGACCGATTACAGGAGCACCAAAACCAACGATAACTCCAAACATGACGGCTAAATCACTCTTGGTAGAAATCAGCGACGGAACCAGTAAACCGTAGATGAGAGCCACTGAAAGGCCTGTGGCTACTGCCAATAGATAGATTTTGATCATGTGTTTTCCTATGTGGTTGTTATGCGAAAATAATAAGTAAGTGCTTATATATTTTCAAGAGATAAAAAAGGCGTCCTGTGGACGCCTTGTGTTTACTCTTCTACTGACTCGGTGGGGTTGTCTTTTGCTCTTCGGTCGTCGATTGCCTGCAAAGCCGCAATGATTTCAGCCAGTGGCTTCTCCCGATACATCTCGACGATCTGCGATTTGGTGTATTTCTTGTCACCAATTTCAACTCGCCCGCTGGCGTTCTTTGGCAGGTATCCTTCTTCCAGCATGTACTCGACGAGCGATTCGATAACGTCGAGGCCACGAGTAGGATCGAAGTAGAATTTCCAGGTGCATTTGCCATACGGTGGTGCAACTTTGTTTTTGATGCATTCTGCGCCTACGTCCTGGCCGATCTTCTCTTTACCATCCTTCATCACCGATGCACCAAGACGGATACGTACAGAAGCGTAGAACTTCGGTGAATCTCCACCTGGCGACGTAGTAGGGTCGCCAAACATTACACCGATTTTTGTGCGAACCTGATTCAAGAAGATGATGCAGGCGTTGTATTTGCGTGCCCACAAAGCCAGAGTAGGGAAGTTCGCACTCGTCGCACGAGCCAGTGCCGTATTGTCGTTCATGTTTAGCTGATCTTTGTCTTTGGCAGTGCCTTCAGCCATCTTTTCGAACTTCTCGGCTTTGGAGTTCGGAACCATAGACGCAAGAGAGTCAGCCACGATACAGATTGGTGCTGATTCGGGGATAAGCTCTTCATCACGAACCAATTTAAGTATTGTGCCGATCAACTCTACAGAGTCTTCGAAGGTATCTGGCTGCTTGTATACCCACTGACCGTCATCCTCATCTGCGTTCAGGCCATTGGCGACAGCCAGGCCAACGTCAAAACTGTTTTCATGATCGAGGAATACCGCCAGACCATCTTGTTTTTGAGCGGAGATCATCGCTGCTGTTGCAAGGAACGTTTTCCCTGCACTTGGAGGACCGAATACTTCGACGATACGACCACATGGGAAGCCGCCATCGTAACGACCAGAAATAGCTTTGTTTAACGGTGGAAAGCCTGTATCAATCCAATGAGTTACTTTCTGAATTTCGTCGTTGCTACCGATTTTCTTTTTCAGAGCAAGTGCCAGTGCGGATTTTCCTTTTGCCATGATCAGGCTCCTTTTGTTTCGTTGATTCGTTTTAAAGCGGCGGATTCATCGAATACAATCGCATCGTGGTTAAGGAGTCTGGATACACGAGCGAGGATTTTTACGACCTGCTCGCTGACTAATCCAAACTCGCGATCTGTCGCTTTCATTCCGGCAGCGCCTAGAATTGACGGCAGTGCGATGACAGCGTACTCACCGTGATAAAAGACAATCTCTTTTGCCAGTTGGGCAGGGGTGGTTGTAGCGCCATTGATAATCGATTTAAGCATTAGCAATACCTTTCGAATGGAAGAACAAACACTTCAAGGTCTTCAAGGAACGAACGGAAATTCAGCTCGTAGCACAGTTGCTCGAATGCTTTCACGTCACGATTGCCTTTGATTGTTTCGATTTCGGTAGGCGGAAACTTCGTCTCAATCAGGTTCATTAGCGTGATGTTTCTCTTGAACGCTTCGAGCATTCGACAGCCTGTTTTCTCGTTGAAGGCATTCTTCGCTAGTTTGTTGAAGGCGGTCTTATGACGCCCTTTATTAACCACGATTGAGCCGTCGTTGATGCCGCGTACCATCGTTGCGACACTTCCCCATTCATGCAGCAGCTCTTTCGCACCGCCAGCACCAATGCCACCAACACCGCTAATGTTGTCCGAGTTATCGCCTTGTAATGCTTTTGCTTCCAAAAATGCGCGAGGCGTGGCGAATCCTGTCAGCTCCGCAAATTGCTCAAAATTAACCTGCTTGTTTTTGGCGTCTTCACGCAGGCTTACCCAGCTTACGTTTTCACGAACTAACTGAAGCCAGTCGCTATCGCCTGTTAACAGATAGATGTGTTCAACGGTTGGCTGCGGTGCCATGCGGGATACCAGCAGCCCGGCCAGATCATCCGCTTCTGCATCTTTTGCAATGAGTTGGGTAACTCCAAGCGCGGTCATCATTTTGAGGATGTATGGCTTCTGGATAGCAAAGCCTTCCTTCATCTTTTTCATATCAGGATCGTCGTCGCGATTTGCTTTGTAGTCCGGGTAAAAGTCGCGACGCTTGTCACTAAATCCATCCCAAAGAATCATAGGTCGGGCATGGAGGATGGAGGCATAACGACGGACGTTCTTAACAAAGCCGAAAGCAGCCTGTACTTCCATTTCGCCGTTGTGCAATTTGTCAGATTGTTGGTGGTAATAACCCAGGCTATTGCCATCTACGAAGAGATAATTCACCGGTACATTCCTTCCAAAAAGTAAGGCGTCCGTAGACGCCTTACTGGTCACGTAATGGGATTACAGAGAGTCCAGCTCTCTCAGTAGGTCATCCAGACCTTCATCTTCCGTCGCAGATGCGGTTGCTACAGATGTCGCTGCGACTGCTTCAGACTCTTTGACTGATACGGCAACGGCAGCGGAACTTGCCTCTGGTTTAAATTCAGTTTCAACGGCACGGAGGATTTCTTCATCAACCAGACTGGTTGGTTCAGAAGCCGGTGTGTGCGCGGTTGCTACAGCCGTCGCTCCTTCTGTATGACCAGTGACAGAGCCAAATCCAGGTAGTGCCGCAGCCGATGTTTTCGCGGTTGAGGAAATTGCTGGTGCAGATGCTGCGGCAGTTGGTGCAGCGATGCCAATCAGACGACCCATAGTGCGAACTGTCGACAGAAGACGAGTTTCATCAGCCTGATTTGCGTATGCGATCAGATCATGCTGGGTGTTCCAGAATTTATCTTCGATATCGCCTTTGTAGACTTTACGCTTAGGCGAGACGTCATATTTGGTATCGCGACCAGAGCCAGTACGTTTAATCAGGAATGCGTAGCCTTCCTCTTTGCTCAGTGGATTGCCGATATCATCAGCGATGTCTTCGGTGATTGCTTTGCAGATATCATCGAATACAGTAGACGGCAGCTCGATTAACTGGCATTTCTCAGCATCTGCGAAATCCTCACGAGCAGAAAGAATGCCGTTGACCAGGTAGCGAGGAGTGGCACGCATTTGACCGATGCGTTCTTCCATTGCTTTGTTACCCTTGTGACGAGCGCGACCTTCCATCACCATTTCGCATAGCTGACAAGCGCGACCGTGAGTATGTTGCTCACAAATATAAGCGTTGGTTGCTTCTTTACCTTCCTCGTTCTGATACTTAACGTAGTGCATACCGAAAGTCTGGAAGAACTTACCGTTTGGGTCGTCTTTATTCGGGAAGATGCGGATATAGTTGACGCCGTCTTTTAAGCGAGTCAGATCAACGTTGTTACCACGTTTGGCGGCAATGTCTTCACGAGTTTTGTTAAGCAAATCAAGTAATGTCTTAGACATGTGTTTCTCCTTGTTGTGATTTGGCCGATGGCGCTATGCGCGTTGGGCTTTCGTTCATTCGTGGCTCTTTCGAGCTGTTAAATGATAGATCAGTGCTTACTTATTATCTATCAAAAATCAACGGGGAGTGATAAAGCGTTCAGAGCCTAATCGCTCTAATTCAACGATGGCCATCTTTGACGCCTGAACGATCATGTCTCGGCGATGCGAAAAGGCGGCGACAGCATGTTTGTATATGTCTGCGATGTGCCGTGCTTCATCCAACTTCTGCCGTTTAGACAGATACTGTGGGTTTGTTTTAACCTTAGCGTCCAGTACAGATTCGTTGAACTTAATGCCGTTCATACTCAAGTTCTTACGCTCTGTGTCGTATAGCTTTGCTTCAACAGCTTCAAGGTTAAGTTTTGCTTCTGCGACACTTCTTTCTGCATGGGCGAGTTTTGAGCCATATTCCATCAACAGGCGGGGTTGTCTACGCCAGACTTCTTCCAGATTGTCTCGGTCAAACTCGAGATCAGACATTATTTTCTCGTAAATATCGGCGATCATGCACATTTCCTTATCACTTATCATTTTGTATTGATTAT